GAGAAAAAATGCACCCCTAGCGCTCCTGGAGAAAAGAAAGAAATTGTTTTCGTACTTCCCGAGGATTCACCCGTTACATGAGCCGTGTCGCCCAAGTCCATATCGCATGTCTGTACACCTTGAGACGAAACATCGGGAGCTGGGTTAAAAACTTTTCCCGGAGATTGAAGCACACCCAGTAGGTATGAGCGATTGGATGTAACAAGCGTAAGCTGCATGCTACTAAAGGCGGCTGTAAAACCTCTCATATCCACTCCTCCACAAAACAAATATCTTCCAGTGGCAGGAGATGTAAAAGTAGAGGTCCCATTATAATCAGAGTTTTGATCAAAAATGACAGTAGTGTATGAAACCGTGGCGACTGTTCCATTTCCCGTGGCATTGCTTTGAGTGACTGAATGACGAGCGGAAAATGCAGGTTGAAGAGGAAGGGTCCTATACCCGTCTGTGGTCATAATAAAGGTATCGGTAGTCCCTAAGGAAGCGGTAGCCGATAGCTTTAAAGAATCCGAGGCGCTATTATCAATCCCCAGTTCGAAATTGGTTACTCCACTTACGTTAAAGTTAATAGTTGGATCCCCTGAGCTGGACCCTCCAACAGTAATGGAAGTACGAGCGGCGGAAGAGGCAGTATTAGAAGGATTTGTGACAGTTAGTGTGTTGGTGACTCCACTAATTGATGCCCCAATAGTATTGGAAATTGCATTGCTTGAACTAACCATTTTTCTTCTCCAAATTCTTTAACATATCAAAGCTCCTCCAAAATAATCTAACCCTGTTACAACAAATGAAATAGTTTTGGTTGATGTTCCCGCAAAACCTTGCATATAAACGGTGTCGCCCAAGTCCATATCGGTAAAAGCGCCGCTGGCAAGACCCACCCTTCCAGAGGCATTGAAACATTTTCCTGGAGACTGGAGAAGGATCAAACGTATAACTCTGTTAGAGGTGAAAAGAATAAAACTTGTATTGCTCCACGCAGTTGATGTAAATCCTCCCATAGTAACCCCGGCAGAAAAAAAATAATTTCCTGTAATAGGGGCTGTATAAAGATTTAAACCATCATAACTTGAGGACTGATCAAAAATAACATTGGTGTAATTAACTGATGCTGCGGTTACGTTCCCAGTTACATTCGTTTGCTGCACGCTATGAGAAGCTAGAAATGCTGGCTGTAGTGGAAGGTTCCTAATGCCACTAGTCGTCATAACAAAAGAATCACTAGTACCTAACGAGGATGAATCGGAAATCTTAAAGTTGTCAGAATCGGAATTATCTATTCCTAAGGTGAAATCTGTAACCCCATTTATATTGAAGTTAAGGCTTGGGTCTCCAGAGCTAGACCCTCCGACAGTAATGGTTTTTCTTGCAGAAGATGAAGAGGTGTTCGAGGGGTTAGTGATGGTAAGGGTGTTGGTAACCCCCGATATCGTGGCGCCGATAGAGTTGTTAATTGCATTGTTTGCGCTAACCATAATATCACTATGTAAAAATTAGGTTCCCAGTAGAAGCTATGATTTTCCAGGTTGTATCGGCTGTGATACAAACCATACGGACGGAAGATCCAGATTCAGAAGAAGTTAAAGTTCCTGTGACACCCACAGTCGTGGAAGAAGCCACCTCAACGATACTTTGTCCTGCGTTTTGGTTGATCTGCCATCCTCCGGATCCTTTACCTACGACTTCGATAATAGAACCAAATGTAGACGTTAAAGGGAGATCCAATTGAACTACAGAAGCAGAGTTCATGACATAACCCATGTCGACTACTCCAGCGGTAGGACCTACAACGGTGAGTTCATTCCAAGATAGACCTCCTCCAGAAGAAGAGATGGTGATTGTACTACCACTAGCTGTAGTCGTAGCTGATCCAGTCCCGAGAACATTAATGTTATTAGCGGAAGGTGTAGCAGTACCAGAATCGGCGGTGTACGTCGTTGCTACCGTTGCCCCTAGATTGATTGTAACGGTGTCTCCAGCGCCTGACGTGGTTATATCCCCATCACCAAGCACATTCAACGAGTTAAGGGCTGGAGTGGCCGTTCCTGCGTCTGTGACGAAAGAGGTTGGAACAGAGGGGCCCGAAGTAACAGTAACAGTGTTGCCAGAACCTGAGGTGGTGGTTCCTCCCGTACCCAAGACATTCAGAACGCCTGAGGAAGGAGTCGCGGTACCTGAATCTGTTGGGTATGAAGATGCAATGGTACTGTCGAGGGTGACTGTAAGGGTGTTAGTACCCGCATCGCCTGTAACCGTTAAATTAGACCCCGAAAGGAGGTTAATATTATCAGCGCCATCAGCTCCTACAGCACCACCAGAGGCACCGGTGATGGTAAGAATTCCTGTGCCTGAGGCTCCGAATTGTATCCATTGACCGGAGGTTGCCGTTCTGTCTATCATTATCCAAGCCGACTGACCCTCAAAAATCCAAAGATCAAAGAGCTGGAAGTTCTTATAGTCTGCTGTTGTAGGAGCCCGCGTTGCATCGAGCCACTTCCTTACTGGGAAGGCATTAGTAGCTGGATAGGTAAGCGAGCTCTTGTCAACAAAAGGCATTATTTTTGTCCTGTTCTTTGGAGATGCTCATCTTTTACATTTTCTTCTTCTCTTTGAGACCTAGATTTGTAATCGGGCTGAGAAATGATCAGTTGCGCTAAAGCATCTAGATTTGTGGGGACAGCCGCGACTCGATCTCTAAGCTTAGGTTCCCACTCTTTTTTAAGGCGTTCCATGCAACGAACATATTTATGTTCGATGACCCATTTAGCCCTTCGTTCCATATCCGAAACAAAAATCTCGGTAGGGATGTCATTTTGTATGACCTTTTTTTGAATCTCTGAAAGCTCAAAGACTGTTTTGTTATCTACTTGTATTTTCATAATTTCCTCTTGTTAACACGATAAATTTCCGGAGACAAATGTTTGTGTCAAACCCCCCCCCGTTCCAGCAATATCATCTATTTTTCCACCCGAATCATTAGTAGTTATTTGAAATGTTGCGGTGTCGGCAGAATCCATATCCATTAATGCAGACAAATTTTGCATAGAATTTACAGTTGCTCCTATCAAAGTATGTCCATAACTAATTAAGGTACGATTGGAGGTTGTCACTCTTGCAGCCGCTCCTGTCATATTCGAACCACCCGAAGTGACAACTTGTAAATTAAAAAGATATTTACCAGTTACCGGAGCAGTAAAAGTGCTAGTTCCTAAATTAAAATCCGCATTCTGATCGTATGCTTCAGTGTCAAATATAATTGTATATACTGTCCCATTTCCGGTAACATTGTTAATGGCGGTATCCACGTATGCAAGAAACGCAGGCTGAGCAGTGTTAACCATCTCCCCAGCACTAGAGATAGTGATAGTGGAATTATTATAAAGGGTATCACCCCCCGTTCCATTCCAAGTGGCGATCGCTCTGTCCGTGGATGAGCCAGGACCGGAAACGTCTCCTGATCCGCCTGCTGCTTCCAAATTGATGGTATTGGCCCCTGGCGTGACCGTTATTGTGGCGCCAGTAGATGTTATGGTTCCGGCAGCGGGAGCTCCAGCCGTGGCTCCAATTATAAATTGTCCATCGGTAGCTATAGCTGTGATAGCAGGAACGCCTGTTGCTCCAGTGGTTAACACCCCTGAATTAGCCGTTGTTAGCTCTGAGACTGTGTTCGTTGCTGAAGAGTAGAGGATTTCATTTGCTGTTGTTGTAACAGGATACGTGGCAGTGGAAAACCCAGGGTCGGAACCAACCCCGTTTGACATTAATACATTGTTGCTAGATGCCACAGGTCCTACGAAGCTAACTGCTCCTACACCAGATCCAATGATTACCGCATGGTCTGTGAGAGTGATTGCTGCTGTTCCTCCTTCTTCTACGGGCATTGGAGAGGTACGCTTGTAGGCCATTAGAATATCTCCCAGGCTGAGCCGTTAAAAAGAAAGGTTGCTGCTTCATAAGCTGTATTCATCACAAACGTAGTAGCTCCATCAATGTTGACTACTCCTCCGACTGTGGTTACTG